CTCATTCGGCCCAACCGCTATGATTTTCTGCTCCAGCGGCTCTACATTGTCCAGAATCTCCCATTTGTCGCCCGGTTCTGGCATCAAGTCGCGCAGTTCCGTGGCTAAAAGAATTAGATCGGCACGTTTGATGTATGGTGACTTTGTGTGCAGGATGTCCATTTTGGCAAAGATGGCATCTTCCACTTTCGCCTCGATTTCCTTGTAGGCCAGCAAGAGTTGCTTGAGTGGTGTCGGTATGTCGCCTATAAAGGCTTCGGCGGCATCGTGCATGAGTGCGTCCAGTGCAAGGCCTTGCGGCACAATGGCACTTACCAGAACGGAATGCTGGGCAACAGAATAGAAGGAGCTGGATTGACCGCCGAACCTGGCTGTATTCGCAAGGCCGAGAGCAATATCACTTATATCAAATTCGCTGTGATGCGGGTCAATGAAATTGAAATATGTCCCCGAATTCAACAGTATTGCTGGTTTAATATTTGCTACTTTCATGGCAGTTTCCTTAAGGGCCTTTCTTCCTTGGCATCCCGTTGCTAATGTCTATGTCAGCAGAATAAAGGTTCCATTGGTTGTTTGTGTGTTCAGATAACAATGATTTTTGCTTGATATTCAATGCATCATGGGAACGTTCTGTTGTTTGCGCGAAACGCCCACCCTCATCTTTGAATCACACGCTTATATCACCTCATCAAGGAAGTAATTTCTCTTGTCCATGACCTTAAATGCGGACATCGCCTTAATCTTTTCAATCACCTTTTTTTTGGCTTCGCGTTTATTTCTTGCCTTAACCTTCAGCTCGATCGGATCGAACTGGACAAGCATTTCAAATGTTTTGTTCTGCACGGCCATACTGTTCTCCTTTTGAAAATCCTAACCAGTCGTTCAAGTGCGGACTGGCTTACGCCAGCCCTTAACTCGTTTTGTTATGCGGCTACGCTCTCAGCCTTGAATTTCAATTGCTGAATTACGCATTCATTGGCGTCCACATCGCTACGCTTGCCTTTGTAAACCGGCTGGAACAGACTGCCCCCTTCGTAGGCATACAGATACTGGATTTCGCACACTTGTTGCGGTTCTGGTATCTCATGATTGGATGGAATAGTGGCGTTGCCAATATCGACCAGCTGATCGCCGTCATATACGGCATAGGACACACTTCGCTTGGTGGCATGTTGTCCTGTAATGACAACGGAACAGCTTTCTACAAGCTTGTATTTG